GTAAGGCATGGGTCTTATTCGTATTTCTAACAACTCCTTGTCAGCAGTAACAGCGTTACCTGTTGCCATACCTACTGGTAGTCTTACTTTAATTAAATCCATTACAGCTAGTTCTTCTGCAAGTATATCCTTTGTAGATGGTACAGATGGAGTGGTGCTAGATGATACTTATAGTTCTTATATATTTAAGTTTATTAATATTCACCCACAAAATGATGCTAGAGGTTTTTATGTTAATTTTAGTATTGATGGTGGTAGTAATTATAATGTTGTTAAAACTACTACTTGTTTTTTAGCAAGACTCAGTGAAGCAGGAACAGGTGCAGATTTACAATATAAAACTGGAGAAGATTTAGCACAAAGCACAGCAGACCAAATATTAAACCAAGAAGTAGGAAATGGTGCAGATGAATCAGTTAGTGGTAGTATGCAATTATTTAATCCATCAAGTACAACTTATGTTAAACATTTTATTAGTAGAACAAGTGGATATGAAGGTAATTTTAGTGGTGAATATGATTGGCACACTGCTGGTTATTGTAACACTACATCAGCAATAGACGCAGTTATTTTTAAATTTAATTCATCTAACATAGATGACGGTATCATTAAACTATATGGAGTATCGTAATGGCACTCATTAAGCACAATAACAATTCCATATCTAATGTAACTTCCTTTGCACAAATACCAGCAGGAACACCAACTTTAATATCTACCCAAACAGCTTCTGGTTCAGCTTCTATTAGCTTCACAGGAATAGATAGCACCTATGATGTATATCAGTTTGAGTTTATTAATATTCACCCAGCTACGGATAGTGTTAATTTACAATTTCAATGTTCTACAGATGGTGGAAGTTCATATGGAGTTACTTTAACCCCAGCTGAAAAAGCTGCGTGGATGAATTATAGAACTTTATTAAGAAACATAACTGATGGGTTAGATACTGTAGATGAAGTACAATCAACAACCTTACCTGTTGCACCATAAAAACATGGCTAAACAATCTCCAACAGAAGTTAAATTAGAGTTTATCTGCAGAGAGATTAAAGAATTAAAAGAAGAACAAAAACTATTAAGATCTGACATCAACAAAGGCAAAGGTGCTTTATGGCTGTTGCTTATTATTGCTGGTATGGTTACTGGTTTTATGGAATGGTTTAATAGATAATATGCAATTTATGTTAATTGTTTACGCTTGTTCCGTTGTTTATGGTGCTTGTGGTGAAAGGGTACAAAGTCCTGAATTATATAATACTTATAAAGAATGTATGTTAGCTGGTTATCAAACATCTATTAAAGCTATTAATATTTTAGAAGAATCTCTAGTTAATCAAGAAAAAATATTTTTTAAATTTAATTGTCTATCCACACCTAGTACATAATCTTTACACATACACCATATATAGTTATACAACTTGTAGGTTATGGGTATTAATGCAAAACAAAATAAGGGTGTTATATCAGAGCTAATAGCTCTTTCTTACCTTGCTAAACTTCCTGATACATTAGTGTTTCAAGTAATAGGTGGAGTTGGTCCTATAGATATTGTTACTTATAATATTAAAACTAAAAAGTATATTAACTATGATGTAAAGACTGCTACTTATAGAAAAAGCAAGTGTTATAACAATAAAACAGGAGATATAATCAATAGATCTCCTAGTGAAAAACAGAAAGACTTAAAGGTAAAAATATTATATGTCTACGAGGATGGAAGAGTTAAAACATAGAATTAAAATCCATGAGGGTTTTAGAGATACTGTGTACCAAGATCACTTAGGTAACGCTACTGTGGGTTGGGGACACTTAGTAACTAGAGAAGATAACTTTGTAACAGGAGTTACCTATCCTGAAGAAGTATTAGAAACTGTGTTTAATAAAGACTTTACTACAGCTAAAGAAGGAGCAGATGAATTGTGTTCTGGCTTACCTATTAATTATATTGGTAGAGGTGTGATTATTGAAATGTGTTTTCAGTTAGGCAAAACAGGAGTATCTAAATTTTATAAAATGTTTGAAGCATTAAAAGAAGAAGATTATAAGACAGCCAGTGAACAAATGTTAGATTCTAAATGGCATGAACAAACGCCATCCAGAGCTAAAGGATTGTCGTACATAATGAGGAGTAGTAATAAATGAGAGATTATAAAAAAGAATATGCTAATTACCATTCTAAACCAAAGCAAAAAAAAGACAGAGCTGGTAGAAATGGTGCAAGAAGAATAATGAAAAACAAACTTGGTTCTAGTATTTTAGGTAGAGATGTAGATCATAAGGATAGAAATCCTAGAAACAATAGTGCTAGTAATTTACGAATACAATCTAAATCTAAAAACAGATCAAGGAACGGATAATGATTTGGTTTAGTCTACTATCATCAGTTGTTAAAACTGGAGCAGAAGTATTTAAAAACAGGCAAGAAAGTAAACGATTAGAGTCTGTAGCTGAAAAAACTTATATGTCTAAGATGGCTTCAGGAGAGATTGATTACCAAAAATCTGTTATGGATAACAATAATAAAGGCTGGAAAGATGAGCTAGTACTTATTATTGTAGTACTACCTATTGTAGTTCTTGCATGGTCTGTATTTAGTGGAGATCCTCTTGCTAAAGAAAAGCTAGATCTATTCTTTCAATACTTTAATAACTTTCCTGAGTTTTACAAATGGCTAGTATTAGGTATCTTTGGTAGTATCTATGGACTTAAACCAGGCATGGATTTAATAAAGAAAAAATAATGACTTTGGCTGCTTTTGATATTGCTTTAATGAAAAACTATACAGAACCAAAGCATTTATTACATTTTCAATGGAATAATGGATTAGAAAAAGTATATAGGTATGCTTTAGTTGAAGTTATTGATGTAAACAATATTGAGCCACAATTAAAGCAAAAGAAAGATGAAGTGGGAATGTCTCAAGAAGAGATATGGAACAAGAAATATAATAAAAAATAATGTCAAAAGATATTTACAAATCCTTCAGTTCACAGTATTCAAAGAAAGTAAGTTTATTATCACAACAAGGATTAACTAATGGCAAGAAAAAATATTCACGGAATAGCAAAGCTAGAAAAGTCAAAGGTAGTAAGAAAAGGTAGACACTCCAAAGCTCATAAGAAAAAGAAATTTGCTCGTGGTCAGGGGAAACCCTTATGAGAAAATTTTGTGGTTGCAAGAAAGAGTCTTGGTATAGTATAATACGCAACTTTATTTTAAGAAAGTTACTTACTTTTTTCAGTAGAATGGAAAACAAACTATGGCGTGAGCTGTTTGTGTTTAAGTCTACTAAGCGATGTACTTGCAAAAGTATGCAAGAATTTAAAAGAAGTGTATCATCCCAATCTCCTAACTCAGATATGTTTAAATGAGAGAACGACTAAAAGATTTAATTGCTAAGAACTATGAACAGGGAAAAATAGAACATAGCAATAAACTTCTAAACAAAGCTAGAAAAGAAGTTGAGATTAATGGTCATGGTACTTCAGGCTATGTAATCAAACAAGGCTCACAAAAGGGTAGAGTGTTAAAGCATATTCAAATCAAGAGTAAGAACATATGAGTAGAAAAACTAACACAATGTTAATAGCACTTTTAGGAACTATATTAATGGGATTAGCTACATGGACATTGATTACATTGATAGAACTTTCAACGATTGTAGCTATGCTTAAAAGTGAGATGATGTCTTTAGATAAAGTTATTGGTAGGATATATGCTCATATGGATAGGTTAGCAGACAGATGATAAAAAATTTTAAAGACATAGTAATTTTATTAATTACAAGCGGTGTTCTAGTTTTATTAGGTACAATTATTATTGGAGATTATATTGTAGCACTAGAAGAGAATAGACCAGTAGATGAATCTGTCATTACATTAATGAAGATGTCAGTTACAGGATTGATTGGTGTTATTGGTGGCTACATTGGTGGAAGTAAATGATCTATATAAATAAGTTATTCAACATCATTAATAAACAAATAGAAAAAAATATGGATCATTGTAATCCATTTATGTATACTGGTTGGTAATATGGTTAAGAAGGCATTTCAAAACCCTAAAGGTGGTCTCAATCAAAAAGGTAGAGAACATTTTAAAAGAACAGAAGGATCTAATTTAAAAGCTCCTGTTAAGTCTGGCACGAACCCAAGAAGAGTTAGCTTCGCTGCAAGGTTTGGCGGAATGAAAGGTTCTTTATTAAATAAAAATGGAGATCCCACTAGATTAAAACTTGCTTTAAAAGCATGGGGGTTTGGCAGTAAAGAAGCTGCTAGGAATTTTGCTGAACGCCATAAGAAAAGTTAATGGTTAAGAAAAAACAAGCAAGGGAATTTATTGCAGGTAGGTGTGGCATTTGTAATCACGAACACATGGCATCTGATGGTGGGTGGATCATTAACGCAGAACAAAAATTATTTTGTCATAACTTTTGCTTTGACTTGTATTTAAACAACAGACAACTAGCAAGATTGCTAACTCCTAAAAATAGATACCGCAAAAACTATCTATAAAGAATGTTTAATCGTATCGTAATCTTCCCAGATTCTTTTACCCTCTTGCCAAAGATGTTCTTTGTTATGTTTCATTCGTATGTGATGGATCATAGTTGTATGATCTCGCTTACCAATAAACATAGATACATTATTCAAAGATAGGTTCAGCACTTCTTTAATTAAATTAATAGCAACCGATCTTGCCTGGACAATAGGATGTATTCTTTTAATAGATATAAAATCTTCTAAAGAAACATTGTACATAGTAAGAGCTTTGCTTACAATTTCATCTCCAATAATTTTGCTAGACTCTGAGATTTTGTTAGAAAAATTTTTGTTTACATACTTAACTTTTACTACTTCTTTATTAAAAGAAAGAGCTTCTACTCTATCTAATTGCTTCTTATGTTTTAAGCCAAGGTTATATCCATTCCTTGCAGCTACAGAATAAATAAGTTTTTCTCGTTCCGTTAATTGTGAGTAAGGTGTGAAGTTTAATATTTGATCTAGTTCTTTGTTTTGTTTAGTGTTGAGCATAGTTTCCCTTCAGTTGTTTTACAACTTATTGTTGTTTTTTTTTATGTACCAATTACTATCTGATTGACAATAATTGCTCTTCTGTTTGCATAACTTGG